CGGCATCCCTGATGCAACTAGCCAGTCCCTTGCCTCTGTCATCTTTGCAGTTGCATCAATCAAAGGGACGGTGGTTAGGTTCGTCTCGTGATGCCCGCAAATGTCATTTCCGCTATCGTACAGTGTTTTTAGTCCTGCTGTTTTTATGTAGCCAGAATTCTCATCGGTGGCGAGCGTTTTAATCGCATACAGGGTTGTATTTATACCTTTGGAATTTGCATAACCAGCCGCATTAACTTGGGATATGTCGTTGTCGTCAAACGTAAGCAATACTTTTGGCCGTGATTTTGTACCCACAACCAACTGTGACATAAACGCATAGCCGGCGGAATTTGTCGTGTCATAACGTATCTGGATTCTTGACAAACTTGACCAATCCCACCCGGCCGTCTTGATGAACGAGCTTTTAGCAAACTGGAGAAGATTCCACCCCGACTCACCAACAAACGATTTATATGCGTTCTCTGTAAACCCGCCAGCAGTGCCAAATGAAATTACAGCAACCCCGCAGTTACCTATGCCCTGGTTTCCGTTGCTGAGGTAAATCCACAGTGATATAACATCAGTATTTCTTAAATCTGCCGGGGCTATACTTTTTGTAAATATAACCTGCCGTGACGCTGATCCATCCCCTTGCGTAAATAACAACCCGGCCCTTTCACCCATTATTGATGTAACGATAGAATACGTACCTGTGCCGGTAACAGTGGCCCCAGCGATGCTATTGATTGGATCAATAGTTATTCCGTTGTTGAGGCGATACCCCCCAGGACATGGAATCCGTGGTAATCTGAATGACGATCCATAGACGTTGCCTCCGATCTCATTATAGAAATTCGTCCCGCTTCCATCCAGTCTCTCAGTGATCGCCGTACCAACCAGCCCTACCAAATGATGCCCATTACCCGAGGCATCCAGCTCAGTCGCCTGGCCGACATTTATACCCTTCCAACTCGCCCACAGTACACCATCCCGGAACACATCAATATCCCAGCAATCCGGCCCAGGAAATGTCAAGGTGCCATCCACACTGCATGTCGGGGCATCGCCGGTGGCGGTGATGGTGTCGGTGGTCAACAGGCCGGGGCAGGGGGAGCTGCCCGCGCCGAGGAAGCCGCTGCTCTTTACTTGCTGTGTGATGTGGGAGGATACGGGCGCTCTAGCGATTAGTTTGCCGTCTACGATGGGACTGTTAGGATAGTAGCCTAAGAGATTAGCTTGGTCTGGCCCAGTGGTTTCACCACCAGCAAATCCGCGACCATAACCCTTGAAGATCGACTTGAATATACTCTTAGCGACAGTCATCAATCCACCAACTGAACACCGACTTCGTTAGCAGTTACACCCTTAACGAATTGTAAGGTAATAGGTGAATCAATCTTCAATGGTGGTGAAGTTGCAGTCATGGTTACTGCTGCTCCAAATTCATCATACAAAGCCAAAGCTACTCCAACTTCATCAAGTACATTTACTGCAATCGTTTCTGCTACAAGAATACCAGCAACTGCAACAGTCTTTGGCAACGAATGCGCCGGAAAATAATGCCTTTCAGTAGCAGCTGCAGTTTGCTTAGGAATAATCATACTCATAATATTCTCCTATATGATAATCATGATTAAAAGAATGTTTATATTAACACAAAACCTGTAATAATAAAGTTTCCCTTATTATTACAAGTTCTTTTTTAATATGCTCGAAGCAGCATATAACTAAATGCATGTGCAGTGCTAGGATCAGCCGAGCATGTAACTGTCATAGTATCAGCAGTCATCACAACCTTGAGAATGCTATCCGTATCGTTAGTTGTATTATAAATGACGATAGGAATATCTGTAGCAAGTGCCCCAGTTATTGTTACTGCCTCAGCTGCTGCTCCACCAACTGTTGTATGCTTTCCAGCATAAGCAATATAATGACTTGGCTTGAACGTCCCACGAGGCCTGATAACAACATAATGCAAGCTATGTGCAGTTGCAGGATCTGCAGAACAAGTAACCGTTATAGTATTAGCAGTACAAACTATATCACTAATAGTATCAGTGTCGTCTGTTGCACCATAATTAACAAAAGCCATATCAGTTGCAAGAACTCCAGCAGCTGTAATAGCTTCTGCAGCAGCACCACCAGCCGTAACATGCGTACCGGCTGCAACTATGTCCCATTCAGGAATACATCTATTCCTTAACAATGCATAATCATATCCATGTGCTGTACTAGGATCTGCACTACCTACAATAGTAATTGTATTATCAGTAGCTATAGCAGAAACTATCTGATCATTATCATCAGAAACTTCATGATTAACAATAGCTATGTCAGTAGAAAGAATCAGTCCACTTCGAGTAATGACTTCAGTCGTATCTCCACCAGCAGAAGTAACTGGCCCTTCAGCTAACTTGATTCCATAGCCATAAGTTGGGCCAACAGGAACAAACAAGCACGATGCAGCAGTGCCCATATTTATCCATTGAGCTGCCTGCCCAAGAGCTACATTAGTCTTAGTAAATGTACAGCCAGGATTATAGCCGGCTATTCCAGATGCAGGAACCGTAGATCCTGAAGCCATTGACCTATTTCTGGAAGTATCACATGTAATACCGTTTGGAAAGTTCGTTACGCCCATAATTTTCTCCACTGGAACAATTCTTCTTATCTCAAAGAACTGCCTGAAAGATTTTAACTTTCATTTACCCAATTTATTAAGACCGTTCTAAGCTCGTCACAAAGAACGGTCAGTTGAACCTGTTAGTCTTGTGCGTTCACTTATGAACACCAAGTTATCATGCAGCACCAGGGGAACCAAATATGCCTCTTGGATCCGACCAACCAAATGAACCACGGAAAGTTGCTTTGAACTTAGCATTCTCCGTATCAAAGTCATTCTCGGTACCAAATGCATCTGGCCTCCTCTCCATATACTTCAGGCCATCAGGACAGTTAGTCTTAATAAACCATGCATTACTATCCGTCAGGTAATGATTCACAGCAATGCCTTGGGGAAACTTCTTTGATGCCCGAATTGCATTGATATCATTATTCGCGCTGCCGGATTGCCCAATAGATTCGAGAATCCTCATAGCATCAAACTCAAGAGCAGTCGGGATAATCAACTTCTGTGGCATAATCGCAATCTTGAGTCCACGATCAGTAGTGAATGCAGCAATGTCAATGCAAGCCTGCTCGAGAGCTGCCTCACTGAGGTCAGCAGCAGTAGCAAGTTCATTCCGCCAAGTTCCGCCGGATTTATTCGGATGGTCAGTAGCACAAAGTTCCTTGCCATCAGAATTAGTTCCCATAGTATAAGTAGAGGTAAACGCCCGATTGAGAATGTTTGCCCCAATGATCTCTTTGGTCTGCCGAATAGAAAAGGCCAGCGCATTTGCACGACGCAGCGCTACAGTGACAGCTATACCATCTTCGTACATTTCCCGAGTAATAATAAACCCGAGGCCGTACGTTACATGAGTATAGCGACTAACAAAGCCCTGCTCTTGCTCATCATACGCAATCCCACCACCCTCAGTCTTTACCGCTGCGAGGCCAAAACCAGTTACGCCAGCTTCCTCTTCGAAAGCCTTTGTAGAGTTACCCTTTTCAAAAATATCCAAATACTCAATCGGATATTCTTTATATTTCTGCCCGAACCAAGTCTTGACCCCAGGCACCAGATCTTTTGCAAAATTACTAGTAGTAATAATACCCATTTGTAAGCTCCTTTAAATGATGGTTAAATAGCCAAAGTTAATAAGCAACTAATTAAACATCAGTTGAAATAGTCAGACCAAGCTCATGCTCTCCGAAAAGAATTTCCCACTTGGCATAATTTCCAAGTTCATTATCATCTCGATTTGCCAACCGCAAAATTCTACAGTTACCAGCAGTGTCGGTTGCAGTATCACTAGAATCAAGTTCCATGGCAGACTTGCCAGTAGCAGTCGATCCCGAGCCAACTACAAAGTTAGTAGAAAGTCCAACCATTGCAGCAGTAATAGAGTTGGCATCACTATCTTCCTGAACTTCAAAAATAACCTGAGGATCATCAACTACCAGGCAATACATTGCAGTAGCAGCAGGCCTATATGCACGAAGCGGAGCATCAGCCTGAATCATTACATAAGGATTATCACCAAAACCAATTACAACACCTCGTACAGCTGCGCCGGCGGTTGCTTGTGCGACAGTAGGATACTTGCCAGTTGCATCTGCAGATCCAGCACTTTTAACTGCATCACCTTTAAAAGTTGCAGTATTATCCGTAGACGGAATGTAATAAACATTTGCCTGCCCGTTCCAGGGAGAACCGTTCAAATGTTTGACCGGCTTAAAGCCGAAAGGAGTATCAAGATTTGCCATATTTTTTACCTCAACAAAGATTTAAATTTTACGAAATAGTCACACTTCCAGACAAGCCATCTCTACCCTCGCCACGAGAGTTCCGCTTAATTTGGTTTTCTACCTCACTAATCTTGGCTTGTGATTCGGCTCGGTCTGCCTCATAAATCTCTTCTGGGATCTCCATTAGAACAGCGCGCTGATTGTTACCCACACTAGGATTAGTAGCACTACCGATTTGAGTTGGTCTGCCAATCTTTGAATCCCCAACAGGTGAACCATCATCAACAGCGTTCCATCCAGCATCCTTAAACATCTGAATGCGATCTCCAGTATCATTAACAAATCGGCGCACGAAACCGACCTTCTTCGGTGCAGTTAAAATGTTCCTCGACCCAAGGGGAATTCTTTTTCGCGGTTGCTCGCTTTTAACACTCTCTATTTTATTTGCCTGCTCTGTCATAACATAATCCTCTTATTATTCTTGCATACTTGCAATATCTTTAATGTATTGTTCTTCGGTCATTATGCCTCCGCGAACAAATTGATTCATTATACTAATTTGGTCAGGTGTAAGATCAGCTTTGCTGAAAGAATTCGTAGCACCTTTATTGTTTGATCCTTTATCAACAGGAGAAACAGGTCCGATTGGCTTAACAGTCCCAGTAGTAGCAGGTGCTGCTGAAGTAGTTTTAGGAGCAAACTTTTCTGGAAAAACCTCCTGAACTTTCTGTCGTACTAATGCATAAATCCTCGGCAGTGGTGCTCCAACATAATTCTGCGCTACACTATCAGCGAACTGTGCCATTTCATTGTCTTCCAAGTACCATTGATTATCCTGAATCCAATCATCATAGACAGGATTTTCAACAGCACCAGCATCAGACTTGTTAGCACTTATTTTGGGGGCAGCAAGATCATTTTTCTTTGCTTCGATCTGTGCGTCCAGTTCTTCTACTTTATCAACATCAGCAAGTTCAATTGCAGACTTACGTTCCTTTTTAAGAGTTTCTATTTCAGCAGTTAGTTTCTTAACTTCAGTCTGATAGACTTTCTCATTGTGCTCTTTAAGTGCATTTACAGATGCCTGAACAGCACTAAGATTCTCCTTTAAGTCTTTGTTGTGCTTACTCATTGCCTTCTGAATGTCTTTCGACCTCAGAATGTATGTGACTGCATCAACTGCATCTTCACCTACATGATCAGCACGCCAGCCAAGTTGAGCAGCAAGTTCTTCTACAGAAGGAGCAATTTTGGTTTGATCAGAATCAGCATTACCTTCAGGGGTTTTAGTTTGATTGGAAGATTGATCATCACCAGATTTAGCTGCCACAACAGACTTGCCAGTCTCATTACTGGTTTCTGTTGCTTCTGTAGAAGAACCATCAGTTGCTTCGGCTGCCATAATAATGTCTTGCACAAATTCTTCTGCCATAATAACACCTATTTAAAAGAGTAATCGAGCTAAAACATCATTGTCATTAATCAATACATAAGAGTCGTCATCCTTCCCGATCATAGATACACCGGCATAACGGGAATAACTAATCTTATCTCCGACTTCTGCCCAGGCAACTCCGTCGTCAAGGTCTTTCCAGGCCGTAGGTCCGATGGCAATCAAAGTTCCGACCGTAGCTGCTTGCTGTTCCTTTTCCAGAGTTGTTTGTGGCAAGTAGATTCCGCCCTTAGTCTTTTCTTCAACCTTCTCAGGAAGTACCAACAAATGCCCGCCAGTCGGAATAATACCAGATTGATTAATATCCATAATGTGTTCGTCGCTCATAATTATTACCCTTTTAAATAATTGTTATTCTCAACAAATGTGTATGCTTAGTAACCACTACGCTCGTCAACGTCATTCTCTACAGAATCACCTTCAAAGGAAATATTCAATATTTGATCAAGCCCTTCAATATTTCCAACAATCCTATTTGTCATGCCATGAGTCTCATATGCATTTTTGCCAATAGTATTTCCATTACTTAACTTACTTTCCATAACCTTACGAACTTTTCTAAGTTCTGTAAGAATCTCTGTTGTGACTGCATTAGTTTTCCATTCTTGGAATTGTTCACTAGTTAGCATCGTAATGTCCTCAATTCTGATTAGCTTTCTCCAATTCTTTCTTCCTCTTAGTTGCAGCAGTTGTTACATTTCCAGCATAAAAAACATTCTTGTCTGAAGCATCATTCTTATTTTTACCCAAACCAAGTGCACGTAAAAAAGAAAACGTACCTTTCTTCTTCTTGTCTAATTCATCCATATTGTCTCCTTAACTATATTCACGTTCAATCGTACTTTCTTTTAATCCACCAGGTGCTTTGCCAAGACTTTGCTGAGATCGTCCAAGCTCAAGCTGTCCAGAGATTTGCTTATCTTTAAGAGCTAAATCTATAACCTCATTGTCCATATCTGCAATTGTCTTCTCTTGCTCGAGTTGCGCTTTTGGAATATTTGCTATAATTTGCTGTGTTTCTGCATTTAATTTAGCGACCTTCGCCTGAAGTTCTCCAAGCTCAGCTTGGAGTTTCTGCATAGCGAGTTGTTCAGCTGGATCAGGCTGGTCTTCTGCAGGAAAGAATCTCTCAACATCTTCGATATCAAGTGCAAGTAAATACTGTCGCAAGATTTCCTGGTCATTCAATCCTTGACCCCGCAACTCTAGCATGGCTTTAGCCTTGAGCAACCGCTGCATCATTGTGGTGCTGTTCGGATCACTAACTGGCACAACATCAAAGTCTGCACTAGAGAAGTCTGCCTGAACAATTGCATTACTATCATCGAGAACAGCCTTATAAGTCATCTGATCTAGATAAAGAGCATTCAGCCTCCGTAACTTTATGAACTCTTTATACTGGCTACGATAAAGTCTCTTATGGATGGCACTGTAGACTTGTAAGCCTTGTTCAATCAATGCAAGAACAGATTCAGCCGGAACATTCGCGCCTGGAGAATTACCAGCAAGAATCTCTGTCATGCCGGCAAGTTCTTTGCCACTCTCGATTAGCAGTCCGAGCAATTGGAAAAGAACATTACTTGGCTCACGTACTGGCATTGGGAAGATGTTCTTGCGAAGATCGTCGCCCGTTGCATCAACTGGCTTCCACTCTCCGGACTTAACCTGAATGGATTTGCCTCTACCCAGTTTAAGGCCTCTTCCCAGAAAACCGCTTTGTCGATTTGATAAAGTACCCGCATCCAGCAACTGATTAATAACTGTGTTTATGGCTGAGTTACTGCTCATCAAAAGTGAGCCAAACCCCATGCCATAAAAGCCACCATCAATCGCAGGCATGAAAATAAAGCGAGTAAAATACTGTTCAGGAATTATTTTAACAATCGGTCCGTCTGGATCAGTTACTCCGCTTTCATCAGACTTGCGAATAATTCCATCCGTGGCAAACCGAGGAGAAATCCTTACTAACTTCTGTGATTGTTCATGAACAGTTACTACATAAGGCTCTTGATAACCATCCCCATCCAGGTCATACCACCGATGTTGCTCAAGGAACAAATGTGGAGTATCTTCATCTACATCGGCAGTCTTATCGCTAGTTGCTTGACCAAGCTCGGCTACATCAAACTTGATAAAGATTCCAGAATTAATTCGAGCAACAATTTCATTATGATACAAATAGATTCTATGTGTAACTCGTGGAGCCCGTTCCAGTGATTCAGCAAAATAATTTACAACCAAATCATCAGCAAAGACTATCTGAGATACGGACTTCCGCTCAATTGAATCGAAGTAACTCTTTTTGAACACACAACCGATTGCTGGCAACGTAAAAAGTAGCTGATCAACTCCTTCTTCCCAGTCTTCCATTAGCGATAGAAGCTGGAAAGACATAAACTGAGAAATGCGGTTGGCTTTGTCGAACTTACGGTTGTCTGGATCAGTCCCTATTACCTTGCCTTTGACAACCTCGTTACCTTTGATCAGTTCAGGATATGCTCTAGCAGCAAACTGGATACAAGCATTAATTATTAATGGATACTTAACATTGGCAACAACTTCGCCTGCGTAGACTTTCTTCTTTACGAGCAACTTAGCAAGATCGATGATCTGCACATTGAGTGCTTCCCATTCAGTGCGGCTAGCTAGATCAAGCTTATATCCCTCAAGTACTTTGGTTGTAATATCTGCTAAGGTTTCCTTATTTTGTTTATCAGCCAAGTTAGTGATAAGTACAACTGCTTCAGCTCTGAGAGCTTCTTTTTCCACAAGAGCAGTCGTGGTAGGATCAACTTGCACTGGAGCAATAATATCTTCAATTGGTTCTTCAGTTGCCCAAAAAGGAACTTGGCCCATGAGACTAGCCTGTTCGTCATCAGGTAGATTAGAGCCCGTGTTAAGAGTAGAATTGGTTCGTGTAGGCAGCTTCGCTGCTTGACCCGCAATAATCGCATTCGCCATAGGAGTCGCTGGATTGCCTGGGTCAACAAGTTCCTCTACAGGAAATTCAAAACCATTATTAGCCATTTAGTATCCTGTAACCAGACTTGCTTCCTGGTGATTGTAAAGTTCGCTTTCTTCCCACGCCTGAAATTCCCAATAAGGCTTAGCGATTGCACGTTTGAGTCCAGACATAACCAAATACCGAGTACAGTCCATAAGGTGGTCCTTGTCCTTAACTATCTGACCGATCTCATCCCTGCGATAAATTCTAAACTCACTAAACCAATTAACCAACGAACCAAATACTTTTAGTCTGTTAGTACTCAGCATTTGCCACACAGCATACAGGCCAGCTTCAACAGATTTGTTGGCATTCTCAAGGTCAAGACCTAAACCTAGGTATTGTTCAAAAAGTTGCTTTCCGTCATCTTGACTGCGGCCATGTGCAGCTGAATCAACCACACCAGGAATCCATGTTCCACGAGCCTTAATGGCATCTGCATGGATCAGTGGCAACTGTTGTCCCTGGTAATATTCAGAATACAGATAAGTTATGTTACTAGTCGGATCTGTGGCTGCCCAAACAGTTGCAGTCTTCTTCCAGCCAACATCCAACGCATAACAGCGAAGCCAATGATCGGGAATAGCAAAATCAGCGACAGTGATATTAGATTCGAGGATTGGATAAATTGCACCAGCCCCAAGTTGTGGAACACCCTTCGACCTAGCGTCTCGTTGGTGAGGTGGAAGGGCTGCCCAGAGTTTATCTTTCTGTTCTTTGGTGAGGTGTGGAGCATCATCCCATGTCGCCTGGATTAGGAATTTGCTACCTTCTTGATTATCCTCAATCTTTCCATTCGGCATAAACTGAAGAACAGTGTCAGTTAAGCCTTCAAGAGGAGTGAATGTAAGCATAATCAAACCATTTGTCGTCATGGTCCGAGTTATACATTCAGTATAGATTGGCAATGGACATTCTTCGTCCAGCCAGATCAGGTCTTGCTCAGTTCCTTCAAAAGACTTGCGTCCTTCAGCATAAGACTTGATCTTAATACGAGATATGCCACCAGAAATATGCTTGACCAAGATCATGTCGATGGCATTAGCTACTCCGCCGGCTTTCGGACTAGTTTTGATTATATATTTTTCGGGGATAAGGCCAGTACCGTACTCTTCAGGATTGCCGATCAGCTTATACTGAACGATATCTCTGGCAGTTGTACTGGTCGTACCACATGCCCAAATAGAAACTGGTTTGGTAAATCTCTTGCCAGCCCACCAAGCAGGATATCTGCCGGTTGCATGAAGAGTTGTTTCGTATGCACCAATACCTTCGCTTTTGCCTATGCGATTTGCGGCCATGATGCAACGCTCAGAAAAGTCTGCTCCGGCTGCAAAAAATGCCATGTGCTTAGGATAGTTATTTCGACTCAGCTCGCCGTCATCTGGATAATATTGTGCAATCTTGTTTTGCTTGATCCGGATGTTTTTGGCTTGCAATAGTTTGAGGTATTGCTCTTTGCGGTCTCTATCAAGGTGGGAAAGATCCATCATTATGACCTTTTAATATTGTGAAAGGGGTCAAATGATAAATCTTCTAAAATTGAAGTGTCTTCCATCAGAATGGGTTCTTCAAAATCTTCATCAGGAATAAAGAGTCCTTCTTGTTCTTCAGTACAGAATAAATCTTCCAGAGATAAATCATCCTCGTTAGCAGGCATCGTGACAACAGCATGATCTGAGGTAAGAGGAATGGTCGTAAAGGATAGGTTTTGTCGTAAGGACTTTTTAATCTCTGGAAGATTTTTACCCCCTGTGCGATTGATAGCTTCTTCTATGGCTGCTATTTCAGCATCGAGCTCTTCATCCGTTTTGGTTTGCAGTGTCATGTCGATGTTCAACCGATCTGGAGCTTTATACCCATTGCGATCGAGAACATCTTTGGCTGCATTAAATTGTACGGATGCTGGTACAGCTTTGCGTGAACCAGAGTTGAGCAAATGTTCAAAGGTTGCGAGTGCTTCTTTGTTGAGGCTGACGAGCTTCTTACGGACGTCCAAAGTTGCTTCGTGCGCCCTGTCTTGAAGGCCATTCAAGTAGGCTTGCCCAAGCGGTGAACGCAGAATTGTCGATACAGAGGATTGTGCCATACCAAGACGCTCAGCGATCTCCTGATTTTTGTACCCGTTAAAGGCCATCTGGATAATGTTGCGGTGCTGGCTTTTCAGTTCTTTAAATTAATCAAGTGATAAATAGCTCTACTGGATTAATAGGTTAAATGGATGTTGTGAACCTTTTGGAATTGTCTTATTTTACGTTGACATATTATAGTGAAAAGGTCAATATTAAAATGCATAAGGCCTTAATTTTCCTGCTTTTTCCATAATGACGGCAATCATATTGAGCCTCCTATAATATGTAAGGACTGCCAAGTTAATTCTGGCTACAGTTCGGCTAATTATACTAAGATGACTGGTTGGCTAGTTATGATTGTTCCCGATTAGTTGATGGCTGGCCTGGCTGTTCATAAGTGAACACGGTATGTATATGTACCAATTGACGGCAATGAGAAGTTGCTTGTTTCCGCAACTCTATATAGAAACCCTAATCCACTACAGTAGGATCGAGGCATCCACATACAGGCAGGTTACACACAATAATAATTGTTCCCGCGACATACGTCGCAACCACACAAGAGATGCACCAGGCAAGCAGATAAATCCTGGCAAACTGTGGAACATTTCAACAGATAGAATATTTTAATATGATGGGCCTGGCAACCTTGACAGCCTTCAAGCAAGTTACACTAGGCTATATTGCAAATGACCAGACAAGTTGTACCAAGCAGACTGGGGGGCAAAATAACTCTTGACAACCTGGACATGATGGGCTATTGTAATTGGGAAAGGACAATTAATTAGAAAATGAAACAAGGTGGAAAATAACTCTTGACAATCCTTTCCACAGTTGATATACAGTAATTAACAGGCTGAGAAAAGGTCTCAGTCATAAGGAGTTAAACCCATCATAAAGGAGTTTTATCATGGCAAAGTCAATATTTGTAACACTGGATACGTTGAAAACAGAGACTTCAGTCCCGGCAGTTGGTATCATGGTAAGCCATACATTGCCCCGGTCAATCTTTCCGACCTCTGAACAATTCAGCGATGAAGAAAAGTTGGTTGCATGGGCAAAGGAAAGCGGATGTCTGCATGCATGTTTGCAGAAAGGAGTACAGGCAAAGTTGATTGATGCACGAGCAACCTTCAAAGCCACAAAGAAAGGTGCTGAATGGTCGGCTGCGCTTGGACAAGAGAACGTGGACAAGATGAAATGGGAAGCTGCTGAACGTCCGGCAAGTGCCAAGAGTGACGAGCAAAAAGCCATTGAAGCTATGGCCAAACTTAGCCCGGAACAACTTGCAGTAATCATCGCAGGTATGCAAGTAAATAATTAGCAACCATCTAACCTCGGGCATAATCATAGCGGTTATGCCCGAGCCTGGAGGTGCAAGCATGAAATATTCAAAACGTTTCATAAGTTTCTTTAATCGCAAATCCGCTCCATACCTGCCTGAGTGGGTAATCGAAGCATGGTATATGCAATTTAATGAAGTTGACTTCCACCTGGTGAAAGCATCATGAAAATTTCCAAACTCTCAAAAGATGTTACATACGGAATTAGTTTTGCTAAAGCGATTAAGCTTACTTCAGATCGAGAAGAAATGAAAGTTGTTAGGTGCATATTATGCCAGGATTGCCACAATGTTTCTCGTGTGCTGAAGTATCTTGGCCTGATGCCTGAACGATACAACAAGGCCATTCAGACAGGCATTTGTATTGAACTAACTCGTTAATAAAAAAGCCTAACAACCTGGCTTTAATCTTAGCCTGATTAGGTTCCTGTAACCTTTTCGGGCTTTTTCTTATTGCTAATGCCTAACAACCTGTAAATTGCCTAACAAACTGAATTGCATGATTAGTGATTAGATGATGGTTGTATGGGCGTTCGATGGTGAACAGGATATAGTGTATTCAAAGGTGTCCAGGTGAGGACAAACGTAACCAAACGTAACCACATGGACACACATAATTGGCACCAGACGTACACCAAACATAAACACCTGGCACCGGATGAACACACATAATTGGCACCACCTGTCACCACATTAACATCTATTGGCACCAGATGGCCACAGGTACGTTAGAAAAAGGTAATCATTTCAAATACTTGCGTGCCTGTGTGTCCAAAAGTGTCCAATAGTGTCCAACCGTACACCACCCCCCTGTGTCGTGAAGGGAGAGGGGGTCTGTTTTAGTATTTAATTTTTTTTTTAAATACTTAAATAGAATGGTCGGGGGGAGGTGTACGCACGGACTCTTTTGGCACCAACCGTACACAGCCCTAAAATTCCCCAACAATATCAACCACTTACACAAGCATCCTGTCACCAACCGTCACCAAAACATTACCACCAATCACCAAAAACGGCACCACCAGGCACCAAACCCTTGACAAATGGCACCAACCCGTGTTAAACCGTCACCAAACCGTACCAACCGGACACAAAACGCCCGGTAACAACAAACCTCAACCAACGGAGCAACCATTATGTCAAGCCCACACATGTCATTTCGCCTAAATCATTACCAACTAGCCAAAGCATTAAGAATCCTTGTAACCTTAGAACCCAACCAACCAATAGCATCGCTATCCCAGGCAGCAAAATTAATAATCATTGACTGGATATCAAAGCACTCCATCCATACATCATTAGAATGCGCTCAAGCAGACATAAACGCAATCAAGTTAATCAATACACTGCAGGTAGACCAAATAGACCCATACACAACCATACAAAACATTATGGCACAAGCAAAAGCTCAACAACCATTCCAGGCACAACAATCATTACAGATAAAAGCCCAGGCACAGAAATCAGCCCAACAAATACAAAGAGATATTGAAGATACCAGACTCTTTGAACAGCTCAGACGTGAACATGTATTAAAAGAAGCACAAGAATTAAAAGATAAAGAGCTTGATACACAAATAGAGCTATCTTTGCAAACAAGAAAACCACTTCCCAAACCGTCAGAATTCCATGATCCAAACATCACCGAGTCAGAAATATCAACTATAACTGACTTCAGCCCACCGAAAGATTGGATTGACAGCGAGGAGTAAACACAACAAATGAACGGGCATAACGTGGTGGAATTACACAGTTTTTACGTTATGCCCCCCGCTTAGCCACCACAACGGCCGCCACGCCACGTTCCCGACCGTCCATGCCACCATACCCACCGTCCCGTTACGGCCTGTCACGGCCATCCTACGCCCTTCTAGCCCCTATTTCGCCCGGCCACCATACTATATACACGCCACCAACCAACTACCACAACGTAGCACAACGGCTTCGCCGTAAACCACCTACGTGTTTTTTGTTGACAAACCCACGTGTATACGGTACAATAACACATACTACAGCCATACTACAGCCATAGAGGAAATCAAAGCAATTGCAAGCGCTCTTCCAACAGACCAAGCGCGCGAAACAGTAGTACTATTTTTATTTTCAATAGGTTTTACAGCAGAACAGGCTCAACAGATTATCAATAACGATACAGTTTTAAAGAATATCTTTACAAATTAATCCGGGAGTTATCATGAAACCTTCCGAAGCAAACTATTATCTTGTAACCTCCAATGCTAGAGCCACAATCAGCAAAGGAACGGTTCTTATTAATTATACAACTAAGAAGCCATTTCCATGTAATTTCTGTCACCAACTAACTTTACGAATTTGCCTAGATACCAGAATCAAAGATAACAATCTCAACCTAATTAATTGCTGCAAAGAATGCCAAAAGATTCAAAATGGTGCTAAAGAAACCATTACTATCAGTACAGTCTGTAAGAAAGATGACGAAGTTGTTAAGGAATCTAAAATATGAACACAACATTCTATTATGCCATTGCCCCAAGTGAGCTGTTCCACCTGCAAGAGCAATGCACAATTTGGATGCCTGAAACCCAGCCGCTTGACCAAGCAATCTGGGAACCCTCACAAATCATTGCTACCTGCGACTTGAGCTACTTATTTCAAATCTCTGAAAGGCTCAAGATCGGAGCCATTGCACCTAGTGATGTCATTTGGATTGAAGTCAAGAACCAAACAGCGACAGGTTACATCTTTGGAAGTGACGGCAAGATTGCAAACTTCTTTCGCATAATCTAACTTATGGAGATTATTATGGAAACTCGATATGACTCTTATTATGAAAAAGAAATTCCTTATAAAATGTCTTTAGAAGAATTATTATCTATTGAGTATAAACGTGAAGAAGATATTTTAGCTTATTTTAGATATATTGGCATTGATAATGTAAGAGTTATTTTACCAGCAACACCACAAGCCAGTATTCATAAAACCCCTTTTTTTGGAATTGCTATGTGTTCTAGTAATAAAACTGCTACTCTTTGTAGAATGATTAATAATAAAAATGATTTATATAATCCATTAATAGAGAAAGAAAATACTATTCATCCAGGACATTGGTATCATGTCTATAAAATTGAATTTACTCCTATAGAGTATGAAGGAGTAATTGAAAGGTTTTATTTTTCTGCTTTCTGTTCATTACTAAAATCAGATAAGGCTAAAATTGTCTAACCAATCCAAGCAACGGAGTTGCCCGCTTTTAACCACCAGCCAATCAAGGAGAACAAAGCATGAATAAGCAAAGCTACCAAATTCAGTCTGATTATTTCTGTAAATGTGGAAAACCAATTAAAATGAACCTCTTTAGTAAGAAAATAGCAAAGACCTTCTTTGCTACAGGTGTCACAGAATCTCAATCGGAAAGCCAGCCCAACATGTACCACGAAGAAAAAGGCTTGATGCAGGACTGCCAGTGCATAACTAAATTGCCTGCCTAATCACCAGGGCAAAGACTTTGCAATATTGAGCTTTGCCCCCCCCCTGGTTATGAGTTAGTCAATTTAATAACCTTAGATATGACCAAATGTTTAGTTTCGCTGTTCATCCTTGAACAACCATTACAACAATTTACACTAAGGGGAGAATGTTATAATTATGAAAGGCAAAACGATTCGTTTCTACAACAGATTTGGAACCCATATGGGCTGGAAATACCTTGCCAATGTGACATACTTTGAACTGCTTAACTGGCTCAAGGCAGGCAACACATTAAGATTTCAGAAACAAATCCTGACTAAGGACTCTCACAGTAATGAAATCTTCAAAATCTTGCGGAGATCATAATGACAATGACATCAGAAGAGATTATGTCTTTCCAAGGGCACGAGTTTACCTACGTGTTCGAAGATAACGATACAATGTCAGCATATGTTAAGAAAATAGACTTAGAAAAAGAACTATTATCTTTCTGGAGCTTTTCACTAGTTACAGATAGCGGATATGAGTTTGAACCACTAGATGATGAAGAAAAAATTGAGGGTGCTTGTTGTTTAGGTTATTCAAATACATTAGATAAAATTATTGAATTTATTACAGAAATAAAAACTATTAGAAAACATTTATCTAAACAAACAGGAATTTATTTTGACGGATGTCCATTCTAAGGAGCTTAGACATGAAAAAACTCTGTCCAATTTGCAACACCCTCAATGAAGCAATCGGCTTCAACTTAACTGAAAAAGAAATTCATAACATTCGTAAGATTGGTTTGTCCGAACAGCTTTGCAAGACCTGTTACCAGAAAGAACTTGCAACCAGGCTAGAATCTACCAAAGCTACTTTAATTCCGCTGAACAAAGAAAAAGAAATTACTCAGACTGCATACCATAAAGCCTATGAAGCATGGAAAGAAGTAGCCAGCATTTATCAAGCTATCGATTACAATCTCAACATGAATAAACATGCAATCAAAATGAAAGAATCAACCAAGATAAGAGTGCCAAAAACTAGTGAACCAGTCAACATTGAGCTTCTTTGCCAGCAGATTCTTTCTACCCTAAGTAAAGAACAACAACAGGCTATTATTCAAACCTTTAAAGCAACTCAAACCATAGGATAACTAAAATGACTAAAATAGACCAACTATTTATTAGAGCATGCAAAAGTAAAGATCCTTATAAAAGACTTAAATCTATTCGTCGTCGTTTCTACATTCGCCTTAATGATGATGACAAATATATTACAATGAAATTGGCTGAAATATGTGATACATACATTCCAGTTAAATCCATTAAAATATTTGAGGACCTTACTCATCCATTTGTAATGCGTAATGCCACTATTCAAGAGAAGTTATTTCGTCTTTTCTTGAATAATATTAGATTTGCTGAAATAACTGCATTTCCTGGCATGATACCGCCTGCGATGTTTAGAAAAGTTAAAGATTAAATATTTTCCAATTAATAGGAACCATTACAATGTCAAGCCCAATCATTACATTCCGCTTCACAACCTATCAACTTGCTCGTGGCCTGCAAATTGTCCGCAGCCTGGAGCCGAACTTCCAACTTACTAGTCTTAGCCAACTAGTCAAGATCATCTATACTGATTACCTGGCAAAAATGACCCTTAGCCAAACAGATGAAGTAAATCCAGACATTATGCAAGAAACCCAAGTTTTTATCTTAAATCCCAGAAAGAGAGAAATCAACTTGATATCATTGGCTGATGAGGAAAACTTCACTCATCAGGAGGTATAATATGAAAAGAATACACGTAAACAATATTGTTATATGTAAAACATATTATGCAGTATGTGTGGGTTCAATATCAGCAATACAATTTGAAGAGATAATGATACCTAAAGATACAGTACATAATTTCAGAACAAATTTTACTTATGCCTGGTACTTGTCTGATATTGGTATTGAATATGAAAATGAATCATATATAAACAATCTTAATCGAGTATTTGATACGGAAGAAGAAGCTAAGAATTGGATAAGCACTGAAGAGTATAAACAAGATTTAGAACGCCATTGGAATGTGTGTTCTTTTGGTAAATAACATCAGTCAATTAATAAAGGAACCAACTATGAGTAAAGCCCGCGTAGTTTCAACCCGAATGACTATTGAAGATCTTGCCAAAGCTCGTGATGGCCTACTTGCTAAAGGCATAGACCCAGCTGAATTAACAACTAGTCAAATTATCAAACTTACTTTTTATTATGGAATCATTTATCTCTGCCAAGATCCAAAATCTCCACCGAGTCAAGAATCCATAGACTTTGTAAGGCAGAAATTCAGCAAGACAAAAGTAACCAGGAGAATGCTCTTAACTGATCTGGAATAATAATCTTGCAAGATTTTAAAGAACTCACAATCAAAGGAGACATAAAAATGATAACAAGAGATAATATGAAAACAATGCTTGGAGTTGAATTTGATTACATTGACAGGAATGGAAGTATAACAAAGGCTTTTGTAAAAGTAGTTGATCCACAGAAAGGTATATCTTTATTTTCATTATCTGACAGAACAGAAGATGGTTTTTGTCCAAGAGATGAAGGATTTAAAACTGAACAAGATGGTACTTGGTGCTTAGCATCTTTAGACTTCTCAGTAGAAAGGGAACTTGAAATTGCTTTAATGGATTTAAATGAAATTAATTCTACAGGAAAATTAGCCCCATTTAAAAGAGTAGAATCAGATTATGATGGCAGTAATAATATAAATTGTATTTTTAGTTAGGAGTACTCATAATAAAGGACCAAAAACAATGAAATTAATATTCAAACTTCTTACAGCCCTTATCATCTTAATCCTATTCGGCATTGCAGGAGAAATGGATTATCAACATACCATCTCGCAACAAGAACCAGTAGTTCAATATTAAAAGGAGCACTATTATGTGGGACTTCACTAAGAATGCGCAATATTCTTTTCGTACTTTTTATATCCCTGAACGTATGATGTATGGATTGGAGCGTTATATTGAGGGGCACATTAAACCAGGAGGTTTTCTCTCAGCAGTTCTTAAAAATGATCTTCGCGGCGCTATTAACCATGCAGATAACGAAAACATTCAAAAGCTGCCAGCATACATAGAATTTTTATATAATGAAGCACCAAGCTTATGTTGTGGGAAGTGAAAAGAAGTTTAACGACTGGTTAAATAATAAATAATCACCATGAAAAAACTCCCACACTATAAGACACCAACTAACTTTCTTTGTCCAGCCTGCAATCAGCCCTGTCGCATAATTGCCTTAGACGATTCATTCAGTTATTCTGGCACTCATTGCACTTATGGCCAAGCTGGCATTCACTATCCATCTGATTATGGCTCACCTGTAACTGATTGCTGCGAGGCAGACGTTCCAGATGCTGAGATGGATGAACCAGATTATTATGATTATGGAGATTAAGTTATGGTAATGAAATATAAAGGCAAGACTCTTACCACCGAACAAGAGTCGCATGTCAATACCATTCTTGATGGAAACAATTATGCCATCCAAGCACCTCCTGGCAGTGGCAAAACATTCTTACTCCTCGCTATGGCGCGCAAAATGTCAGGATACGGATTATCAATTTCATTCAACAAACTTCTCGCTCAAGAAGCTGTAACCAAGTTTTCTAGCAACATAATGTGCAAAACTGGCCATGCCTTAGCATACGGTGCAATTGGTTACAAATATAAGAAGAAGCTCAGCAAACTGACAGGCAAACAACTAGCTGATACTTTCGACATTGGAGAATGGCAGTTATATAACAGTCCAGCCAACAAAGGATACCTCATTCTAAATACGATCCGCAAGTACTGTTATTCTAGCGATGAAGTTATTCAATACAAACATTTGCCAAGATTAACAATTCTTCAGGATGCAGACCTGGATATTATGCGTGAAGATTTGGTTCACCATGCCAATCTTGTATTTAATGAAATGGCTGATGTTAATAAGCATATGCCAATAACTCATGATGTTTATCTCAAAATCTGGGCATTAACAAACCCAATCATTAACAAAGACTTTATCTTCTTTGACGAATATCAAGATAGCAACCCAGTTATTGCACAAGTAATCAAGAATCAAAGTTGTCAAAAGATCTTCGTTGGAGACTGTTTCCAGCAAATCTACAGTTGGAGAGGTGCAGTCAATGCCTTGCAAGACGAGAATTTGGCAAAGCTATACATTACTAGAAGTTTCCGATTCGGTGAAAACATAGCCAATATGGCAAACACTATAATCATAGGCTATTATCCATATCAGTTTGCTTATGTGCCATTTCATGGCAACGACGATGTTGTTTCTTCTATCCATTACGAGCCCCTTCCAGCTGTGGATGCCATTCTCTGTCGAACAAACAAAGGAATTATTGCAGAAACAATCGAAGCTCTTGATAAGAATCTTTCTGTCCACATCCTGGGAGGTACTCAACAACTTACATATCTTATCAACTCTATAATTCAGCTCAAACTCCAGGGATATTCAAATCATCCAGACTTATTCCTTTTTAAGAACTTTGTCGATCTAGTCGAGTATGCTAATTCTCCAATGGGCGGAGATATTAAGCCAATCCTAAAATTAATCGAACTCTATGGCAGGGAACGCTTATTAAGTATTCTAGAGTCAACTGTGGAAGATCCAAACGAAGCCGACGTAACCATAATTACGGCCCATAAAGCAAAAGGTCTGGAGTGGCCTAGAGTGAGGCTAGCTAACGATTTCAAGGTTCCCAGCGATCAGGGCAACCCTACTACTGAAGAAACCAACATATTGTATGTAGCCGCATCCAGGGCACTTCATCAACTCGATGTAAGCAAGTGTGAAGCTTGCTGGCCACACACATTTGACAAGGCTCGAAAGGTTGCCTATGAACAATGGCAAGTAGATCAAATGACAGAAAAGGAGACTAAGCATGAATACAAAACAACAGAAGATAATTAATAACTTATCATTTGAGATATCCAGTGCTTTAATTTCAGCAGATCATTATTATTGCAGTCAAGAGTCTGATCGAGATAAGATTGAAGCATATCATAAAGGTTATATGCAAAGGGTTGAAAAATTACGAGTCATTCGTGAACAACTAGAAAATGAATTTACAACTACAATGTATGATCCAAGATAAAGGAGTTAAATTATGAACAAACGACAACTAAAGAAAATAATCACCCTATATCGAGAAGGCTTATCTTGTGAAATCTGCATAGCTGTTATTGTGGATTTAATGAAGGGAAAAACTCCATTAGAAATAGGAACTGCAATTCATTCTTTTTATGAATTAATATTTGATCTTGATGTAAAGAAAAGTTAAATTAAAGCATAAATAACTAAAAAGGAGATTATAATGAAAGTAACAGTAGAATTAGATTTTTATGATGTACAAGAAAACGGATTTGAAACAGCTATTGAAAATGCTATTATTTATAAATTAACATCTGATTTTGAAAAACGCGCAGAAGCATTTATTTCTGATAAAATTAATATAATGCTTCAATCAGCAGTTGAAGTTACTATTGAAAATAAAATGCGAAATCTTTTAAATGAGGATGTTGTAATCACTGATAAGTGGGGAAAGAAAATATTTGTTGGAAGTCCTGAAGATTATATTAAAAAGCAAATGGATGAAAAATTATTATCTCCTGTAGATAATTCTGGTAAAAAACTTTCAGGATGTACATCTTCAGGTCAAACTTGGCTAGAATGGAATATTGAAAAGGCAATAGAATCTACTATAAAAACACTAACTTCTGAAACTAGAAGTAGTGCCTTAAAAGAATATACAAAACTTTGTAATGATATTCTTGAAGAAATTAAAATGAGTTCAACTCATGATGCTTTATCGAAAGTTATGAAAGATATTGTTAATCAAAAGTAAAAATTTTTATAACGGAGCCAATTGTGAGCAAACGCAAATTCTTGCCAGAACTCTTCGGAATGAATCTTTACCAGACTGGTCGCAACGAAACTTTTTATGCCTGGAATCATAAACATGCCATTAATAAAAGGCCAAACGAATTGATTTATTTTATTACAGATGTTGGGAAAAGAATATTAATTATTAATAAATAATTTAAATTAAAAGGGGCACTTAAATGTTTGAAGGAAAGAGAATTAAATACATTAGTCCAAGTGGTAATTCATATGATGCTATGGTTGTTTCTTGTGTAAAAGATATAGGAATAACATTAGTAAATGCCGATACTTCTTCACAATATCTTTGGTGTTTACAGAAGCTAGAAAGGGTATAATAAATGGTATTGTAGATAGAACTCTTGAAAAGATAGGAGGATTTGCTTCTTCTGAGTCTTGTCTATTTGGACAATAAGGATACAAATATGATCATTAATAATAAAATAATAATAAGTATTGGTATACTTTTTAGTGCTATTATAATATTTTTTGCTTTTAAAGCTGACTTAGAAAAGAATAAAAGAATAGCTGAACTGAAAGAAAGGGCAAACTTAGTGCCAGTCGTAACTGTTGACGCACTAGGCATTTGTAAAGTAACGCAAGGAGGCAAAACTTACATGCTGATTGATGTTACTAATGAAACGAAAGCACTTGATGAGGTTAAACAAACTATTAGTACGGAGAAATAATGTGCGAAAGATTACTCGAATACTTCATACTCTTCTTACTCGCCTGTGTAACCTTAATTCTTTTTTTACGCGAAAAAGTAAAAGCTCTTATGATCAGGATAGAAAAATAATGCGAATAGCTAGACTACATATTTGGAGGGTAAAATGAATACTGTAAAAAATACTTTAATCTTTCTAGCATCTTTTATAATCGTAGGATTATTTGTCCTTCTTATTGATCAATTGTACCCCACACCTCCGATTGATCAAGCAGCTTTTCAACCTTATTCTAATAGAAATGTTATTACAAGTTTGGATAAATAACTTGGATTTACCTATAAATTGAGTAAGTATTTAAGGATTTTATGAAATAGTAAAAAGGCTAAAAAAGTGAAAAGAGTGCTTGACAAGGGCGATTTTTTCTGTTATTGTGGTCGAATAATACCGGATTTTACCGGAAAGCACCAAGGGACGTAAAAAGCCGTTTTCAAGTCGGGCATGTCGCCCATTCTACAAACCCACTAATTAGGAGAATCAAAAATGAGCATGATCAAAGTAGTTAGCAACCAGGCATCTCGTGAAATCACCGTAACTGAGCCGGCAGTATTGAACCTCGGAACTATCGAAGAAATGGTACAGGCGCTCGGTGAGGATCTTACCGTGAACATGATCAAGAACCAGCTGAAGGTTTCTTTCCGCGCAGTTATTCGGCGCAAACTGGAAGAAAAAGATGACAATAACGAGTTCAGCAATACTGACGAAGCCATCACAGCTGAAGACTTCAGCGACTGGAAGCCGACTCTTCGCATTACTAAGACTCCCGAGGAGAAAGCTCTGGAAGCTCTTGGTAATCTGCCTCCGGAAGTTCGTGATGCAGTTCTGGCGCAGTTCAACAATCGGTAAGCTTGCCTGACAACTTGGAAAGACAAGTCGTATAGGACACGCATACGTTAAAGCGAAGTGGGGGTCGGTGGAAGCCCGACATTTCTTATTTGCTTATATTAGTAGTGGTGGCGAAATAAAAAATGGTAGACGCAGCCGATTGTGTCCATAAGTAAACCTAGCCCATGTTTCTATGGCCGGACACAGAGCGAATAGTGTAATCGAGGGTAAAGGCTATTCAATTGCAGGTTCAAATCCTGCCCACTACTTTTTAACTCTTACTGCCGGAAACGCATTGGATAGCAAGTCCATGCGCACCATTCGACCTGAATTGACAGGTATCGCCAGCATGACGATGTTGGAATCGGCTTCTTAGTAAGATTCAACGAGAGGATTTCTCAAATGAATTTTTACGAAAAAATAGACTATAGTGCATTATTCACTTATCAGTTATGTCCACGCAAGTTTCTCTTCCAGTATGTAATGCATCTCAAACCAGCTGGACAGTCCATCCATTTAGTCTTTGGCTCCTGTTGGCATTATGGCCTTGAGGCTGCTTACAACGAATTACTTAAAAACCCATCTCTTAATGTTATCGAAGTAACTGAAATCTCCATCAAGGCGTTTAACAAACTCTGGAAGCTCGACGGCGAGCCTTTCTGGAAAAATGAAGATGCAATCTTCCCCAAGAGCCCAGGACATGCAGCTAATATGTATAAGGGTTATTGGGACCGCTTTCTTAAGGCTGACGTTCACGAGCGTTCAATCCTCGCTGTTGAAGCACCATTCTCAATTGATCTTTCTATCAATGGTTCGCATCTTCCCAATTATGTTGGCAGACTAGATTTAGTATTTTCAAATGGTCGTGATAGCGTAGATGTGTTGGATCACAAAACTACGAAAGCTCTCTATGCTACGACCTCACAATCTTACGAAATGTCATATCAATCTGACGGTTACTTAACCGCTGGACGGATATATTATGATAAAATTCCAACCATTACTTATCGCATAGCTTTGTGTCAGAAATCCAAGATTGACTTCATCCCGATTACGATTAACAAACGATCTGCATCTATTGAGCATTTTTTATCTGATCTATGTCATTATGCAACAGAGATTCAAAAGAACCTAGTTTTGCTTGAAAACGACAAGGTTACTTGTCATGATCGAACTGATACATTACAATCTTTTCATCGCAACCCTGGATATTCATGTACTTCATTTTCTTCTACCTGCCCATATTATGATATATGCAAAATTCGGAATAATCCATTAATGTGGCTTGATAAAGCTCCTCAGGGATTTCATTTCTCTGAATGGGATCCGGAATTACACGAGGCAAACACTAAGCAAAGGTTGGGTGAGGTGTAATTATGAAACATGGTATAATTACAGAAATTAATTGGAAATATATAGCAGCTGTATTAGCTAATGAAGGTGATGATGTGCAAAGTGATTTTTTTAAATCATTTGTTGCAGAATGTAAAACTTGGGGAACATCATACGAAGTTCAAACACAATTAGCAAGTATAAATGCTAAACTTACTAAGGATGAAAAAGAATTATTAGGAATGATAACTTATCAATCTGATAGTGAGGTGTAATATGAGCCATTATTCAAATGATTCAACAATGATTAAATTAGATCATTCTTCAGAATATGGAAAAGATTGTTTGAGATTTTTTTATAATGGATCTATTATTGCTGAGATAATTTGTTTTCAATGGATTCCTAAAATACAAGAACAAATTATTTTTGTTAATGATAAATATTTTGTAACAGAAGTTATTCATGATTATATAAACAAAACTTGTTCTTGCTATTTGTCAAAATAAATTAAAATTGCTGGAGGTGTAACTATGTTATTTCCAGGCACTGCAAAAGGATTTTACATTACTATGGCAATTGCAGCAATTATTATTTTAGTGGTAGTATTTACTGATAATTATAATTGGTAGACCTCATGCACCCCCTTTTTTATTACTATCATTTAAAGGAGTTTTAAATGAAAACATTTGAATTAGTTTACACAATCGAAGCAGGTTCATCCTGGAGAGGTAAAGAAGCTATTAAGATTAAGAGCAATCTTGCTGATGACAAACTGGTAGATTGTGAACTTTCTCAAAGTCTTATTGATCATCTCAAAACAGAAGCTGCTGTTCTTGATCCAGATAAACTTCTCCTAACTATTGCCGAGGCACAGAAACGAGAAATTCAAACTAGTATTGAAAACATGGACGACATGGCTGTTCTAGCAAAAGCTCATGCTGATAAAGCATATGAAATTCTCTCAACTATTTCTGAGGAAGCAGAGACTAAGTATGCAGAGATTGAAAAGAAATTTTCAGCTACAGAAAAGCGTTTCAAAGATAAGATGCTTTCCACTTCTGAGAGTATCAAAACTCATATGGAAAAACTCTCTGCTGTTGATGAAAAACTTACAAAGATTGACAATTGGCAACTGGAAAAACTAACTGAGACTTTGAAACAGTTAATTAAAATCATAGAGGTTGATCCTGAACTTGTTAAGCTGGTTTTGGATTATAAGAAGGCATAATTATTTTATTTAAAGGAGTTTTAAATGAATCCACAAGTAGCTACAGTACCAAATTTCAACAAGACAAAGCTAACTGAAAAGCAACGAATCTTTAATCTTAAATTCCTCTTGACTGGTAATTCAGGTTCTGGCAAAACTCACTTCACAGCAACCTACACCAAGGGACCGCTTCATTATTATATGTTTGATAAGGGAGGAGAAAAGACAATAGAGAAAATAGCATCCAAAAGGAACGATATCA